ATCAATGTCTATCCATCCTGTTGTTACTGGGTCTCTTGATTTTTTAACAAACCTTGCCTCAAAATCTGCAAGATAATCATACCCCATCGTGTTGTCGGATCCTAGCTTGAGTGCCTCGTCGATAACCTTAGACACCTCATCGAAAGACGACGACTTAATTAGTTCCACTGACTTTATCAAAGCACCTTTTAGTTTTTGCTTTTTGCAAAAATCAAGCGACGTATCCTTGATGTAATCAACTGAGTCAGGCAGGTCACCACTGGCCAAGACTCTTGCGTAATAGTCTCTGATTCTAGTCTTGACTGATTCTGGCTCACCGTCCAAACCTGTTCGAATGATGGAACGCATGATATTAGATGTGGGGTGGACTCCATACTTTTTTCTATACTCCTGTATCTTTCGGATAAACACCCGCAGATGCTTCAGTTCCAGAAAGTTGATGTCTAAGACTTCGAACATTTGGTCCGCAAATGGACGGTCGTTCAGTATCATATGACATAAGTCTTCCTGGAAAGACTTTCCAAATTTAGAGAAACTTGTATCTTGTTCCATGTTTATCCTTTGTTACTTATACAGTATAACAGACTTTATCCCGAAAAGGAAGAGATAATGTTGTTAAATCTTTGGTCTAAATCTTGCGTGGTCACAGTGAGTACTCCGTCTTGGAGCATCAGTTTTCTCATTTCCGTTTGATTGTAGTGGGGGCTATATTGCTCAAACGTATCGTCGATCCCTTGTTTGGCTTGAATTGACAACATTGGTGAGGATAATTGCATAATATCATAATTGTTTTCTATTAACTCCTTTGATTCTAAAATATTTGTATAAACCTTTTGTTTATTCTCTGGCTTCTCACACTCTGCCAGAATGCTATCTAAATAGTGCGTCCTTTCCTCTTTTAGGAAAGGAAATTTCTTTGCGACCGTTGGAAGCCCTACTCTAGGCACTCCTGGTAGGTTGTCTGAGGCGTCTCCCACTATCGCTCTAGCCAAGGCGAAATTCGTGGGGTGAATGTTAAATTTCTCTACCACAGTGTTTTTGTTTAGGTACTCTTTTTGAATGGGCCTGTGCAAGACTGTTTTATCATCCAACAGTTGAATAAAATCTTTATCAGCTGATACAATCACTTTCTGCCAGTCCTCAAACATGGGAGTATTTTTGATGTAAGAGATAACGTCATCTGCTTCGACGTGTGGCTCCATAAACTGAATGATCGGAGTGTTGTTAAAATACTCAATCACTCTCATCTGCTGCCAAACCTTGTTGTCAGTGATTTCTTCTTGACTCATACCCACTTGGCCCCAGTTTGTACGTGGTGGCTTGCGACCTCCCTTGTACGACTTGTTCATTGCTCTGCGTTTTTGTGATCCGCCTTTACCGTCCCACACTAAAACAACTAAATCTGGCTTGATTTCCCTAGTCAGCTTGTTTGTAATGTTGATAAACGTCCTGATACCGCCGATTGGGTCACCATTAGGGTTCTTGCTGGGGTCTACGATATAACCTCTAATAAACTGATTATACGCATCTACGATCATTACTCTATTCATCTTACTCTCCATAAAAAAAGCCCGCCAGAAGAGGCGGGCTGTGTTGTGGCTAATCTACCGGAGGACTTTCGTCCGCGTCGTAGAAGTCGCCTGCATTGCCTTCTCTATTCTTGAACTTCATAATAACATCTTCTTCAATAATAGTCAAGACACTTTCTCTGAATTTTTCACTCTCAAGTTTAGTGATCCATTGCTTGCGCTGGAACTTTTCTTTTGATCCGTCGTTATGAATCAACGTGAACCACGCACCAGACTGTTCGAGCCTTTCAGAGATTTGGATTGCATCGAACCAACTTTCCTCATCTTGGACACCAACGGCATCATCTCCCCACAGGATCTTGAAGTTGCAGGTTCGGCCGTGGGTCCCGAAACGAGACTTTTCTAGCTTTACCTTTACTTCAGATCCAATGCGGAAGCCATTGTCGTCTACAATGAAACTAGCTTTGGCTTTTCTTGCTGTGAGCCAAACACGAAGTGAATAAGCGTAAATCATAGCCTTTCCACCTGGGGTAGTGTATGGTTCTGTCAGGGCCTGCGCTGGTGTTCTCGCTCCTAAGTTAGTCTTCAGTTGATTGAGGACCAGAAAGGTAGCGTTTGCATCAGCGATAGGGATAGTTAGTTTTGACATTCCCTTGGCCAGGATTCTAGGCTTCACTGCCATGGAAGACTGAGGATTGAAGTCACCATCAATATCAGAAATCGAAGGAGTGAGAGCCAGAGAGTCCCAAATAAAAAGCCACTTGTTACCAGTACCAAGCAGTTCTTCGATGGTCTCCAGGACAAACTCAACAGATGCTGCTTGGACATACATAAGCCTGTCCAAGTCACAACCTGCTCGCTCCATGAAAGAAGGGTCGATAGCAGACTCTGAATCAAAGTAAACTACATCAATACCCATCTTTTGAGCGTTCCCAGCAATCTGGGCAGCCAAGAATGACTTACCAGTACCAGGAAGGCCAGCAATCTCCGAGATTTTACCCACAGGGATACCAGCGTGTCTGCCCTTGCAAATAATGGCATCAAGCCATTTCGAACCAGTAGGAATCCACTCATTCACTTCTGTTGGATTGTTGTCCGTAAGTGAATGGGCGACTTCTCTACCAGCTTTCTTGTTGATAATGCCTCGAATAGAAGCAATATCTAGAGCACCCTTTTTTAGTTTGGAAACCTTAGCCATTGGACACTCTCAGTGGCTCTTGAGGAAGCACAGCATCTGTGAATTGGCTGTCTTCCAATAGAGCCTTAACTAACATGCTTACTCGCGACATGCGAGCTTTTGCATCATTCATATTACCTGCCTTGTGTCGATAATAGTGACTGGCAACAGGTTCTGGCCCTTGGTTTCCATTTTTGTGCCATTGTGTTAGTTCTTTTGCAAAAGAGATGTCCCCTTTCTCAACAAGTGATTTATCAACCCTGCAAACAGACTCGTAAAAATCCACCAAACTGCCCTCCTGAATTTCATATCCGGGCTGGTCGCCAACCCAAGCCACTGAAGTGACAAGGGCCCACATAGCTCTATCGGAAAGAGTGTTTGCATGGCACGGAGATGCTTCTAGGATCCTAGATACCTTTACTAAAATCTCTCTAACTCTTGCATTCTCCTCTGAGGAATATTCAGGATGAGTTTGATGAAGCCACGCTAGTTTTGTCTTAGCTCCGAGCCCATAAAATTCATCAAGACCGGCAGAGTTCAAAGATTTTGTCGAAAATGTCCTTTGTTTGTGTGCTCCACGAGCGAGGGACATATAAAATTTTGCTGTCCACTCAGCGTCAAAAGAATTTGCTATCTTTTGTTCTTTAAGAGTCTTGGAATAAAACCAGATTTTAGAAATCTCCTTATCCTCTGCCAGAAGTCGAATCATTTCGGACATTGGGGTCATAAATGCGTTTCTCTTTTCTTGGCCATTGAGCGGTGCACCGGAGTTGATGGATAAGAAATAATCGTGCATCTCCTTCTTTGTTGACTCCGTAATAATGGTCAAGTGTAAATTAGTATCGTGAAAAGCATCCTTAAGTCTCTGGCTAAGGTCCTTGTAGAAGACATTTTGAACCGATTCTAATTTTCCATCTTTGTTCTTTATATCTCCAGTTATGGAGAACTCGTTTTCCATAAATGACCGAATCGCGGCTGAACGATTTTGGCCATCAATCGAGATGAACCCAACATCTTTGTGCTTTCTGAAGAAAAAAGATTCCTCTTCATTGTTGTTCCTTTTGTGGAACTGCAGGACGTCAGACACATCCAAAAGAGTTATTGGCGTTGTCGCAAGGCCGTTAAAGACGGAAACTATAAACTCTTTCTTTTCTTTTGTTGACCAGCAAACCTTTCTCTGAAAATTTCTCAAAACTTTGATAAATTTTGTTGAGATATAATGATCTGAAAAATATTTCACATCAGTTGTTTTTATATTACTTCTCATATTTCCTCCTTTTGTCATTTTAAGAAGCATTAACCAAATAGATAAAACTATATGATTAATTGTCTCCCCCCATGTGTTAGCATGGGGGAAGTGTTTTTAAACGTTATTGATTCAACAAATCGTTGAATGCGTTCTCCACTGCATCTGAAGATGTTGTGGTCGTGGTGTTGTTACCACCAAACTTCTCCACCTCTGAATTTCCAGACTCTCCGGAAAGATACTGGTCCATAATAGACTGAACTTCTTCAGTTGTCTTACGTTCAAAGATTTCATCAAAGTTTGGAATAGTTTCCAAAAGCTCTGCGCAGCGGTCATCTCCACCGACAGCATCATCACAAAGAACAGTCTTCCGAGGGCGAGGTCGAATGTCAGTGCGAGGGAAGCTTGCACCAGGCAGCTTACCGTACATCAACTTCAGGTCGTTGCCGTTCTCAGGGTCTGTGATATCACCATAGTCAGGGTCAAGAACAATTGTAAGAAGCTTTTCATAAGCCATCTTACCGTATCCCCAAACTCGAATACCTTCTGCTTCCTCTCCTCGGACAAGGACCGGAGAAAAGAATCGTTGCTTTGCAAAGAGTTCCTTTGCTTGCTTTTTACTGTCCTCTGTACCTTCGTTCCAAAGCTTGTTGGCGAAGTTGCAGGTTGGGCAGTCATCCCCAAAGTTGCGCTTTGGGCAGAGAAAAGATTGGCCACCAACACCGTAGTGGAAAAACTTTTCCTTAAACGGGTCGCCGTCCTTTGTGGAAACAATACGAATATTGCTTTCTCCTTCTTCAGGTCGCCAGAAGTTCTTCTTACCTCCGTCGCCCTTTCCGTTAAGTTTATCGAGTTTCGCTTTCATTGCGTCTAAATTAAGTGCCATTTTTATTACCTCCTATGGTATGTTGTTTTTTTGCACGTTTGGCTATAGCAGGTCAGCAAATCTCCTGACCAACTGTTTATATAATATCAGATTTCTTATTCTGTGTCAACAATTATTTGCTGAATTTTTGGAGAGAAGTATTCTACGTAAATGTAGTCTGCTTCATACTGTGTTGGATAGATACCAAATGAAACTTTGGTTTCTTCTGTGATTCTTGATTTTACTTTATTAGTTATTGTTCTAAACAAATTTTCTTCCGTCTTAAGCTTTTCTTCGTTGATACCATAATAGTATACCACTTCTACCTCTTGATTGAAGGGAAAAAACAATAAATCGTTATTCTCTAATGATCCCAAACCTATAGTAGTTACCCTGCAGGATTCTTTGGGTCGCTTAAACGTCGATGTAATCGGTTTTGTGTTTTTAAATACATCCAGCATATAGTAAGTGCTTGTAAATACATGGTTTATTTGGTTGTAATAGTCAAACACGTTTGTTGAGCCGGCAATCTCTTCCAACCGGAGGTTGGATACGAGGCAAATTTTCTCAAAGAGCCCACTTCGGGCATAATTTTGTAATATTCCCCTTACCGCTCTCTCGTTTAAGGTCTTTTCCTCAGAAAGAACCTCCACCTCGGGTACGAAATACACAATGTCCATTTTTACACCTCTTTTGTGCAAGGAATGGAGTGCTCGTAAGGTGATCCCCGAAGAATTTGACGCCCCACAAAGAAATATAGTGCAACTTTTTTCGATTGTTCCGAGCCATTTTTCTAGCTTGGACATATCCATCGACTCGTACTCTTCGGGGCCGTCGAGTTCGGGTAGATTGAAGTGGTATTTCGTTGTTTTCTGGTTCTCGGTGCATATCGTGTACGGCTTATACACTTTATGCTCTCCAAGTTGTTTCACAACGTTGCTGCCCGCCGTACCTATGCCCAATATTGTCTTCAAATCACTAAATCCTTTAGTTCGCCAAAAGTTTTGCCGATTTTGCAAGTGCTCCTAAAAGGGCCCCACGGTGTTTGTTCGAATTGCTCTTTTATTTCTCTTAACATTATAGCATCTTTTTTGCACATGTCAACAATAATCGAATCGTGCAACGTAAACGCTATTTTGGACTTTTTGCCCTTTAGCATCTTCATAATCTTGTATGCGTTTTGTATAACTATATCGGATGTCGTCGATTGAAGCAAGTAGTTTTGTGCTTTTCTCTCGTCCACGGCAAGCTTTCGTCCAAATGGCGTTGTAAGCACGTCATCCTCTGCCGCAAAAAAATCCCGGAAGGTTTGTCGGGAAAAAAATACGTCGAAATCGGAATCGTCGGATTTGGGATTATACAACCACGCAAACAGCCTAACCTTCGCTTCATCGCGAGGTACCTTATTATCTAGTACATTCTTCATTACCCATGCGTGGATGTCCTCCTGCGGCTGTTCTCGGCCTGATAGAGCCATTAGTGTACGTATCTCTGCTGCATTTAGGTCCAACTCTATAAAAGCATCGTTCTGAGGGGTAATTTTGTGCCTGTCTTCTTTCTTTAGCGTCATGATGGGTACTGAACCCTTCTTGGTTGTTAGTCTTCCTGTTGCCGAGCCGAAGATGTTATATTGTACCCTACCTTTCTTGCCCTCGTACATTAGGTCTTGGCGAGCAATCTCCGAAGTTAGGACGTGAGCCTTGTGTAGGATGTCATAATCATCCTCTCTCTTAGTTGCTTTATGGAGGGAGTGCAATGCCTGCTCTCTCATCTTGAACCATTTGGTTAGTTGGTGCTCGGGAAGCAAATCAAAAAAACACTCTTCTGTTAGGTCTATCTTTGCTGTCGCTGCTGCCTTGCCTTGGGCCAGCATTTTCTTTTTGTACTCTTCGTATAATTCCGGATCAACAGAATAAGTCGAGAGGTCGTCGTCCTTTAGGGAAAGGAAGAGATATCGAAAGTTCTCATCCTCAAGCATGGGTGAGTGCTTCCATGCAAGAAAGTAGCGGTTGGCTGTCTTTTCGACGTCATCAAACAAAAAAGCACCCCTATGAAAGATGCCCTTGCAGTTGTCTTTTATATCTAATGTCTGTAAAATCAATGATAATCCTTTAGTGTTGTCTTATCATAACTGTTTATTTGAGATTTTGCAAGATAAATTTCTTTTAATTTTTCAGAACAGATCTTTCCGATCTTACCAGAGGCTTGTTTTAGTGGGTTCTCCGGAAAACGAGGTGCATAGACTCTGTGTAGGTCGATAACTTGCCTATTTAGAGGTGGAAACTCTTCCATATCCATTCCAATCTCTAGCATCCTTATCTTCAGGGTTTCCGATATAAGAAACTCCTGATTGAATGATGGAGTCGACTCTATCCCCAGTCTGCGATATATTGTTGCCAAAACACTTGCATAAAAATAGTAAACACTTGATATGTCTTCGTAATGCGTTTTTTGCCTAAAAGTTTTATTAAGAATGTTTTCAGTGGTTGTGCTGGCCTGATAGCTTGAGATGTATTGCTCCATAACCGGAGAATCTAAATCAGCAATAAGACGCCACGGAGCGTTTTTGTCCACATAGAACCCCATGGACGTGACAAGTTCTGCAAAACACTTAAATTCCTGAGAGTTAAGAAGCTGAGACTTTTCGATATCTGAGTAATATTGTAGTTCCGCAAGTTCGATAGTGAGGCCTGAGACTGAAATAGGGCACTCCGAGGACAAGAGGAATCCGCTTCGAGTTATTGGAAACTTCTCTATGTTAGATTCTATTAGATTGTATAATAATGCGTTAAAGTTCTTAAAATCTCTCATAGTTTCTTGCAGCAGGTCTGCGTAAGTGTTGATCCTGGATAATATATAAGCACCATATACGGTATCAAAATCATCGTGGGCGTTTCTTGGAATCGCAGTCCCTATAAACATAGGAAAGTCGAGTCTAGAAAGTTGCGTTTTTGAAATATAATAGTCTCTAAAATTTTGAAAGGCACGAGTAACAAAGGATGCCGCGGCAAGGCCCGAAGTGGTATAGTCTCCGAATTCCGACAGATTACTGTTGAGTTCATCGTTGTTAAGCACTACAGGTTCGAAGTCTTTGTTAAGGAGTCCGTAGTTTGGATATTGGTACCAAGTGTCTAGAAAGCGAACTCCTTCTAATTTTGCGTTCTCCTTGTATTGCCTCCTGTCGTTAAAGCTGTCTCTAAAGTTTTGAGATGTGCCGCCTTTAAAATCATAACTCATTAAAACAACCTCTCTATTGGCGACTTGTGCCCTGTTCTTCTTTCTACTTTCCTCTTTGCCTTGTCAAACAGGCCTGTACTGGTCAGTTCCTCCGCTGTGGAGATTCTGGAACCTTCACTGGCCCAGTCTTGATGTTGTGTAGTCAGTGTAGTGGTCAACTGGCCGTTGGCGAACGAAGTGCTGACAGATATAACAATATAGTAGCCTCCTATACCCAGTCTGGCGGCGGCGGACCTCTTGTTTCTTGGGTCGCCGAATCCTATACTGGAGGGGTTTATGTATATCATTGATCCGGGCAAGAAAAGACCATTACCAAACATTACAATGTTGGCGTTGTATGGAAGTTTTAGTTCGTCATAAAGAGAAACAGACTCCAGCATTAGCGCCTCTTTACGATACTTAACGGTGTTCTGTGCGAAACTTATAGATTTGACCATTCCTCGATCTTTGGACAAGTTAAAATGATACACACCGTTTTCAGTATCCTGTTGCTCGTTGCCCCTCAGGTTAACGCTGGACTTATCTGAAATGTCCGCATATATGACCATGTAGTCAACGTCGTCTTTTTTTTGCCTGTTTGTGTTGACGCTTTTTAAGAAATCTGGTAGATCCTTAATGTTTATGTTATTTGATGATTTTGTAAGATTTTTTGCGTTGGGCGCCGTAAGATTGATAGATTTGACCGCAATGTTAGATGGCAACTTTGATGCATCTCTCGGTAAGTGATCTTCTAGGGCTGCTGGCAATATCTTCCCAACGAGGTCGTCCAAGAAAGAGTTTAGTGTCAGTCTACCTACGTGCTTCTGTTCTATGTTTTCAAAGATATATTGACCTATTATTTTCATCGATATAGGAATATCAGCTAAGTTAATGTTGTCAAATTTGTTTTTGCTGATCTCTATAGGCACTCTACCGAACAATATCTTAAACGTGTTGAATTGTTCCAAAGCTTTCGCTATTGGTTCTTGTATAGATTTCGCCTTGGATGGGTGAAGAGCCTTATCCTCTACTCTTTTGTTTATCTCCGCCAGAGAGTCTTCTAAGGTTTTCTTAACTCCTGATACAACAGTCTGAAGGAAATCTCCCGCGTGAACATATTGGATAGTAATCGAGCTACGAGACTTTCTTCCCGTAGCTTTAGGGCTAACAGACTCCTCAGTTGGCCCTGAGCCTGCCTGGGTTGCTTTTTTCTTCTCTGGTGCTTCCTGATTGCTTTTCGACTTTTCGGGATTTGTTTCCCCCGAGAGAGTCATAAAATCTGAAAATTCATCAAAATCTTTCTGCTTAACTGTTAGGTTGTGTATTTTTCCATCTTCGCTAAGTGCTTCGATATACTTTTTGAATATTCCTCTTACACTCTTTCTTATTTGTGCGTCTAGACTGGCAAGGTTTTCCTTGGTCTTTGCCGCATCAGGGCGTTCTGACTCTTTTTCTCCGTCTTTTTTCTTTTGTATATCTCCGAGTGCGATGACTTGCGCTGAATCTGACAAAACATTATACATAGGGTCTTCTAGGACTCCCGACAGGCGACCGATAAACGTAATGTCTATAGTAGCGGTGCCGTCTTGGCTGATTGATATGTTGTGGCCCGTATAAGTCATTCTTATCGAAAGCGATGTGTTCTCTATTGCTCTTCTCTCTCTGTTGGTGAAAATACCCGAAGAGCGGTCGACCGAGTATCCTAAGTTTGCGACGATTTCGTGTGACGTAGCTTTGTTGACCTGCTCACTTGAAACCTCTTTAGAGAATCCTTCTCGAAGGGGAACCTGTCTTCTTCTAGATATGGTAAACAATTCTGCAAGCGGTGCGTATCCAGTTGGAGGCTCCTGGAAGATATTTTCCATAGAGTCTACAAATATAGATAAGTTGCACTTTATCGTTTTATCGGTCATAAAAAAGTCTTTTCCGACGAACTCAACGCTGAAGCTTCTTATACCTGATCCTCCGAGAGAAGATCCCGGCTCCAGAAGAGAAGTTATTGTTGTGCTGTCAGATGCTACCGGAAAATAAAATGGTGTGTACTTTTTGCCTCTAATTTTTGAAAGTCTCACCTCCGGAACCAAAAAAGACATTTTGTGGGTCTCCAGATCTAAAAGACTCTTGTAAGAGTCTAGTTTGCTTTTTTTGTTAAGAGTCTTAGATATGAAATTAGAATAATCGTAGGTTCCCGTTATTTTGTGAAGCGTAATTCCGCTCGACTTAGAAACATTTCCTTTCTCAAAGTCACTCTCGTCGTGCTCAGCTCTGCGCTTGCCGCGAAGGAACTGGTTCCATAGTACGTATGCCTGCTCATTAAAAGCTCTTGATTTTCTCTCAGTCATCTCTACTCAACAAATACACGGCTTCGTTTAATGGCAACGGAATGTGTATAGTATCTCCTATTTTTATCAAATTGTCAATTGGTTTTTTGTTAAAAGCCGCAAGAACCCACCAGTGTCTAGTGTCGCCATAATACTTAAACGCCAGTTTGCTCAAACTATCTCCCGTTTTATAAATGTGATCCAGGATGTTGAGGTTTTCCATGTCATCTGGTGTAATGTAGGAAATCTTCATTTTTGAGTAATGCCTGAAAAAGGGTATTCCTCTATCTTTCAGCTTTTTCTTGTAAAATTCATGATCATTCAGGAAGATTTCTCTTTTTTCATTTCTGTCTGTCATATTAATATCCTCTCATGCGCTTGTTCATGTCTCGCAACATGTCGGCTGCGACCTTGGCACTCACCTCTGAAGTACCTGACGTTGTGTTTTCAGAGCTTGGTGCAGAAGAAACTCTGTCATGAGGGAAACCTTGGCTTATGAACTCCTCTTCGTCAAAACCAAGGGTCGATTCATGTTGAGGGTCGAATCTAAATGATATATTGAAGTGTTTTGGTAGAAGCTCGTTATTCTGATCGAAAAAGCCCGCTTCTCTATTTGGATTGAATGTAAATCCACTTATACATCCTAATAGACCCTCCTCTAGAGTGCTTGGTGAATTGTTTTTTACCAAGTTCATAAAATGTATTCTTAATATCGGGGGCGCCTTAATAGTTCTACCTTTTCCTTGGAATCCGCCGGACAGTGGCTTGTTGTACACAGGATACATCATCTGAACCAGTGTACTATAGTTGTCCATGTTTTTTCTTGCCTGCTCCACCGATGGTGCGACAACGTCAAAGCCTATCGAAATCGTTCTCGTTGTTCCTTGGTACGGCTTTATCGGATCTGTTCTACCAAAAATGTTCTCCGTTCCCCACCCAACTTGAAAGGAGTCGGAGTAATCGGTTATAAACGCTGGAAACTCCACCCTTACTCCTGTAGCTACGTGGAGAAATTT